AGCGGTGGCGGTGCAGATGGTCCTCCTGGTCAAGAGGTGCAGAAGTTTCATTACACCATAGAGGTAGGTGCTAATGCTAATGTAAACATACAGGTCAACAAAGGTGATGTGAATGTAGTAGCATCAGATGGCACTATCAATATGAAAGCAGGCAAAGATATTAACATAGAAGCAGCTCAAGCGATTCGTTTAAAGTCTAGAACCTTTGATGCAGAGATGTCATCTGAATGGAATGAAACGACAGGAAACAAGACAGAGAACACAGGGCATCATCAGATGAACTCTACGACCACTACGATAGACTCGCCAGGAAACATCAATCTGAACTAATATGTGTAACAATATTATATAGAAAGAGCCCCCCTCAAAGTTTAACAGTACCCGTTAGAGTACTCAAGGGATCTGTTGAGCCATAGATAACAACCGTACTCAACGGACTCAGAACTTTCTATTAGAAAAATATTCACAAATTTTCTCGTGGGCAAAATAGTGCTTGACAAGTCGGTCGCTTTAGTGTATAATAGTAACTAACAATACAAAAGGACTATATGATACAAACAATACTAGCATACACAATCGTTACTCTCGCCCTCATCGGGTTACTCAGTAACTTCTTCTTTATCTTCTGCATGGAGGCAAACGACAAACTCAATGAGTCTATTTAAAGCAACGAAGTGGCAAGGTGTTCGTAAGAGAACATCTATAGGGGATAGATGGGTTAAGACTTCATCTATGAATAAGTCTAAGAAGGCATCACATAAGAAGTATCGAGGACAAGGCAAGTGAATAAACTACTAGCACTCTTACTTCTCTCTACTACGATACATGCGAATCCGTATAGTAATGATAAGATACAATCGGATGTGATGAAGTATATTGCCACGGTGGCACCTACTCTCTATATGTTAAACGCATGTGAGAGTGAGATATACATACCCACATTGAACTACTCTATTGAGCAGACCTATAAGATAGCATTCGTCTATGATGAGAAGGATAGATTCATGGTTGATTCTATATGGGGTGCTCATGAGTATCAGGTTGATGAACGATTAAGAAGTTCTTTGTTTCTTATTACACAAGGTCTAAGGAATGTAGAAACTCGTGATGAAGTTATTGAGGCGTGTGCAGTTCTTACAAAGACTGTGAAGAATCGTTTTCATTGGCTTTATCATATTATGGACACTCGTTCTTATAAATAATAGTGATGTAGGTTGTTACAACAATACTAAGACCACTTACAGGTAAATATAAGATAAGAGCACCTACATCACCCCTTACATTATGATACTAAAAGACTTTAATGAAAAACTAAAGGAGAATAAAGACATGCAAAAATCTTATGTTACTCTACACAGAACATTAGATACACAGATTCAAGCTCTTGAGTCTGCTACAACAATCAACACCTCTCTCATAACAGACCTTAAAAAGAAGAAGTTGCAACTCAAAGAACACATTGAGTTAGGCACACCTCTTCCTATTGGTACTCAACGCAAGTTAAACTCAATGATTAACTCAAACAAAGTAGAGAATAAATCTATAAGAAAACAAAGAAAGGTTACAAAGCACGCCCTTGAAGAAGAACTAAAAAGGCGACTCTCTCAACTCTCTTCCTAGGGAGTTACCAATGAGCAAACAAAGCGTGTTGTGGATGCAGCATCAAGATAACTATGTGCATAAGGTTGAACTTGTACATCAGACCGAAGTGTCTTGTTCTAACGGACACGATACACACTATATGTCAATAAGAGAAGTTCACGACTCGTATGGATACAAAGAACCAGGGCGTGTTGTTTGCGAACTGTGTGGAACTACTTTTAGACTCATGAACCCTACACTAGAGGAATAAATTATGATACTTGTGAATACCGTGAAGAACCATAAAGAGCATAAAAAAACTCTTTTAAAGCTCATTGGTGACTTCGAGCAACTGCACGATACGAAAGATTATACTAACTGTTCTACTGACTTTAATATATCTCAAGATGAAGAGCGTGATTACTTAGACTACTTTCACCTTCATATACTTGATGATGTTATGGAGTCTGTGAGTAAACAACTAGGACTAGCGCCATGTGAATGGGATGTTCTCATGGCCTGGTTTCAACAATACAATCAATCAAATGTTCACACTTGGCATAATCATGCGTTCACTCAGTTTACGAACTGTTACTTTCTTGAGTTGCCTGATGCTTCTCACAAAACAGAGATTCTTGATATGAACGGTAACATTCTTGAGTATGATGCAAAGGAAGGTGATATCATAACTTTTCCTGCATGGATGAAACATCGCTCTAAACCTAATGAAGGCGAACAAAAGACGGTGATTGCATTTAACTTGGACTTTAGTTTCCCATGACTGGTTATCAGGTTCATAAGGAGTATATCTGGCACTTTACTTGTATGCATTGCAATAGCTATTGGAGTATCGCAACGATGGATGAATGGGTGCCTAAAACTATGTTCTGTCCTCATTGTGGAAAGAAACAAGAGAACGACTCAGAGTTTATACACCCCTTAGAAGGAAAGATGGATATATAAAATGCTTGACAAGTATCGTTGTTTAGTGTATAATACATTCTATGAATAACTATATCCAAATCTATAACAACGCCCTCTCGGATGACTACTGTGATGAACTCAAAGAAAAGTTTGAGTCTTGTTCATATAACGAGTCGTTTGAGCAGGGACCGATGTCATTCTCACAAATCAATCTAAATCAGCATCCTGAATGGGAAGCAGATGTCAAGAAACTCACAACAAAGTTTACAAAGTATATCTCTCAATACGAACAAGACTGTGCTATCACACCTGAGATGTGGCCAAGTTCGTATGCGTTTGAAGAAATGAGATTAAAACGATATCTAAGTAATGACAAAGATGAGTTCAGACCTCATGTTGATGCTATCAGTCCAGCATCAGCAATTAGGTTTCTAGTTTTCTTTGTTTACTTAGATGACAACGAGAAAGGTGAAACTGCATTCCCTCAAATGGGTGTAGCGTCGCCTTGTAAGAAAGGAAGTTTACTCATGTTTCCACCCCTGTGGCCATGGTTACATGCTGGACTAAAACCTATCAATACACCGAAGTATATGTTAGGTAGTTATCTACACTATAGTGTATCATAAATACAACACCTGTTGTGTCAATGCGAAACTCTTATAAATACTAGTGATATGATGTGTTTGTGGGATATCAAAACAATAACTTAATCTTTTAGGAGAAATAAATGAAACAAATAATTGCAGCAATGGCTGCTATGGTTATATCAGCAAGTTCAATTGCAGGTATTTCTTTATCGGGTAAATATACTGGTACTTTAAATGACTCTAGTGTATATACTCAAGACTTAACGACAACTCTAGTTGGTAGCTCTGCAGCAGGTGCTGTAACTGTTACTCTTGATAAGGACTTTGCAGTAGACGACATGTATGTTGAAACTACAATGGCAGGCGTTAAATTTAAATTAGGCGAGGTTGATGATGTTACTTCAATCGGCGCTAAGACTACTATTGGTATTGCAAGTGTTGGTGTTAACCAGATTTCTGGTGGCGCAACTACTTTTGATGCAGGTGCAACTTTCTCTGGTGTTAAACTAGATGTTGTTGACATTACTAATACTACTCGTGCTACTACAGCATCAGCAACTGTTGCTGGTTTTAAAGTTGTAGTTGAACATGCTAAAGTAGGTACTAGTCATCAACTTGAAACAAGTCTTACAAAAACTCTACTTGCCTCTACTGACGCTAACGGCGTTGTAAGTGGCGGATGGACTGTATCTGTTGACAAAAATCAGAATGCTGCTAGAGATGCATATTCTGATGGTGCAATAGGTGGTTCAGTTTCTAAGTCAGTTGGTGGAATCGGTACTGTTAAAGCTGAAGTATCAAACTCTAAGGCTAAAGTAAAAACATACGGACTATCTGTTACTTCAGGAATCTTTACTGGTTCTTGGGATAAAGTAGGTAGTGCTGATGGCGCTTTATCACTAAAGGCTGTTGTAAACTTCTAATCTAGTATTAGACCTATATGAAAAAGACACCTTCGGGTGTCTTTTTTTTGTCCGCTGTAGAGAACCTCATTCTTATAAGTACTTATGTGCGTCCCTCAGAAACCCTCCTTAGCTAAGCCAAAGCCAGAACTATGAATACAACAGAAGAATTAAAGAAAGTAATAACTCCTTGTATAAGTGTATGCAAATATAATGATAATAACTATTGTATTGGTTGTAAGAGGCACATGAATGAGATATTCGATTGGTTCGATTATGATAATACTATGAGAAGAGCAATCATGAAGGACCTAATCGATAGGGAGATTGTATAAATAGTTATATGAATGAGTACCTTTCCCTTGTAACTGATGTTGGATTTCCTATAGTAGCGGCTTTAGTCGGCGGTTACTTTGTTTTCTTAACACTCAACTTTATCTTAACTGGCGTATTAGACGACATCAAGCAACAACGCATGTTTGCAATCGCCCTCGACAACAGAGTAAAGACTATGAACAACGAGATTGTTCGTATTGATGTGAAGATGTGTCAAGCGTTTGGTATTGCACCTGACATGGACCGTATTGCAAGAGCGGATGGACAATCTGATGCAAGAAAAGACTAAGGAGAATAATATGAATATGAAATTTATAATAATAGCAGTAGCCGTAATTGGTTTTGTCGCACTAATGATTTGGGGCGTTGAGGCAACTATGTGTAAAGAAGCGCTGAATTGTGTCGCTAAGTGATTTAGAAAAAAGTACAATGACCTGGCGGTGGGCTGCCTTGTCTTTGTATCTTTTAATTTGCTTTTACGACTTTATGTTTGTACCTATCTGGTACGGACTTACCAGACCAGATGTAACTTCATTACTGTTGCTTGTCGAAAATACTGAAGAAGTTCTCGTTCAGTTAGAATTGATGAGCATGATTACTTCCCAACATTCGCCATTCACTCTTATGGGTGGAGGACTGTTTCATTTGGCGTTTGGTGCAATACTTACAGGTAGTGCAGTAGGGATGAATAAATAAAAAATTATGGAAGAAATAGCAAACGCAATCAATCAATATGGATTTCCTATTATCGCTGCCGGCGGTTTAGGTTACTTCATCTATTACATATGGAAATGGGTTACTGAAGAAGTAGACCCAGTTGTACACGAAAGTCATATGACTCTCATTGCTCTTATAGATAGGATTAGAATGTTAGATAACGATTTGATTCGTTTGAATGCTAAACTTGATATGGTTATCCAACAACAGAAGGATAACAAAAAGAAATAGGGTGGCAGAAGTTGACGAACAAAGTATTAGGGTGCACCTTCATTGTCAATCAACTCATAGTCAAGAATAAGTTCCCAACTAATTTAAAGTCTTACCGAGGACTACTAGGGTATCTGTTCATATGATTTACCGGTCCCTAGATTTCGAGAGATAATTCTATTATACACTACTTGAAAATAAATGTCAAGCGTATATATTTATTATTTTTTGATTTTTGCGAGGAGTTCTGCTTCCGTTTCAACTCTGTTCAAGTCAGGTAGACAAACATCTACTGGGCAAACCTCAACACATTGTGGTGTATCAAAATGACCAACACACTCGGTACATAAATCTCCATCAATAACATAGACATCGCTGTACTTCGGGTGTCCATATTTAAAGGCACCGCCAAAGTAGATAGCTTCATTCGGACATTCTGGAACACAGACATCACAATTGATACATTCTTCTGTTATGAGTAATGACATTATACTTTCTCAATGTTACCAACTCGCCACGCTTGAAACTCTTTAGACCACTTTGTGTGTTCATTGACATCAATGCTTTGAACAGTTCTGTCTTTGTATCTTTGTAACCACATATCGTAGGTCATTTTCGATTTTAAGAAATGTTTTTTTTCTAACTCTGTAACCATTACTGTAGTGTAGGAGGTTCCATTTCGGTAATACCATCGCTACTTTCGAGTACGGCTTTAATCATTGATTCATAATCATCTGGCGTCAATGCCGTTTTATAGATTCGCATTGCTTGTGCCATCATCATTGCTGCACATTCTAAGATGTCGTGTTTTTCTTTAACGACCATATCTACGGTGAGCGTTTCAAATTGTCTGTATAGTTCTTCAGTTGTCATTACTTCTCCTTATAGTGGTCTGTCGATAATTGTATAATAGCATAATGGATAACTTTCATCAAGTCAGCCTTATTATGTCCTTCTTTCTTACCATAGCGTTGAGCATACTTCATAATATTACCCATACAGAAACCAGTGCCATGACCTTGGTCGATAATGATTTCTGTTGCCTGATAACTCTTTGTTTGAGCATAATGAGAATCATAGGTCGCCTCAACATATTTAGTTATATCTGAAAGTATTCTACCTTCATCAAACTTGTAATCAATCCCATTTGGGTTTAATTCTTTAGCACGAAGTTTTTCATTATAAGTCATTTTAGGCAAAGTGCTTCTCCTCTTTAGCAAGCGACTTCTTGATTAGTAGTTTTTGTTGTTGAGTAAAAGTCATATCGAGATTAGCGATAATCTTGTTTCGTATCGTGTCAGTATCCATAGCCAACATCTTACAGTAGTTTACAAACTCAGGATCCAGACCAACAATCCAGTTGATTGCGTCCATCTTGAATTTGACTTTATCTCTGACTTCACCTACATAAGTTGTATCTTCGATTGCTTGTTTTATAATCGCTGTTATAAACTGTTCTTCACCTGTCATAGAGTACTCCATATAATTGCATTAACAATAAGTAATATAATAATAATTAAGTTCTTCATTATTTAACCCCCTTGTCAATCGGTATAATAGTTTTCTTATTACCTTCTTTTAGCCAATCATCAATTTCTTTTTTTAAATGTTTACTATTCTCAGATAGTGAATTGTCTATTGGCATTTTCATAGAAACTGGAACAGTTTCATTCGATATTTTTTTATTCATAAATCTCCTTTCATAATGTTATTAAATGTTTCTCAATGTTACAGTTACTATTTTACACTAAAACGATACTCTTGTGTAACTAATTGGAATAAGAATATTCAACTTAGAGTGAGCTGAGTTCACCATCTATCAGGCTTCGTTAGTTCTCGTTTTAAAATTGCTTTATGCAATTTCTCGCCTCGAAAGAAAAGTTTTACTTTATTCTCTATTTCTTTATCAAGAGTCTTAGAGATTAAATTAAGTTCATCTAAGTCAAGTTTTTTAAAACCTTTCTCAAGTCGCATCATTAGTTTTATTTTTTCAGTAGCTTTCATATTACCAACACCTGTCAAGTACATTAGGTAAATGTTGTTGCACAGCAACTAAGTCAGTTGTTACATGTAAGCATCTATCATCAACCATAGCGCCTACAACATCATCAGATGCAGTACAAACTAAAACACCGTCAGCAAGTAAAGTTTGCAAGTCAGAAACTCTTAAACCGTTTTGTTGCAATATGCCACGAGCAGTTCTATCAGGAACATCATCATGGTCGTTTTGGTCTATACACCATCTAACAACATTGCCATTATCTAAACAAACTGTGTCAGCAAGATTGTTTAATCTGTTTAATATATCTGTAGTATTCATTCTCATAGTTTTATCCTTTTTCATAATATAATTAGTTGTTTCTCAATGTTTATGGTACCATTATACAGTAAAACGACACTCTTGTGTAAAAACTTATGGTACCAGCACCCCACTATTTGGAGTGAAACTGGTACCCCTAAACTTTCTTGCCAGCAGTATGTAACTCGTGAATAGGCACGACCATATAAGGACCTTTGTTGTATGCAGGCACAATCGTGTAATTTTTACTGATTTCTAACTTTTCTTTGTGTTTATTCCAGTCAATACCTGTTGAAGATTCTTTTAATGACGACATACTAGGGATAACTGGCATCTCTCTAAGTTTAGGTAAGGTAGAATTTTTTATTGGTTGGGTTTTTAATGAAGTTTTGTAGTAACCTTGAAGGTAATCAACAAAATCGTCAAAGGTCAACTGACATTTGTGTAAATATCGTGTTCTTAGTCGTTTGTTGTAGGCTTTGTGTTTTGCTTTAAGTGAAATTTTGTCTTTTTGTGTTAAAATCTTGCGTTTAGGCACTATTTCTTACTCCTTTTAGTTGTTTTTCGAGTCTTGACTTGTTTTTGAGTGTGATTGCCCCCTCGTATCGACTTTTTTGCTTCATCAAGTAGTTTTATCGTCTTTTTTTCGCCATACATTACAATAAAACACTCTAAAACTAGGTCGAAGCAGATGGAAATCGTCTTTTCGATAGATTTTGGGTATTTGTCTAGTATTTGTACGAAATCGTTCTCGATATCCGTTTTGGATAGTTTAGCTTTATTCATACTAACTATTATACTCTATAATGGTTCGTTTGTCAAGCTTTCTTATAAATAGTTTAAAGCAATCTTTATTAAAGGAAAAAATCATGCATGAGTATAAAGTAAAAATTATAAAAGTAGTTGACGGTGATACCGTTGATGTTGATATAGATTTAGGATTCGGTATTTGGCTTCACAAAGAAAGAGTGAGAGTTATGGGTATTGACACTCCAGAATCAAGAACAAGTGATGCGGTTGAAAAGGTCTTTGGTCTTGCAGCAAAAGCTAGACTGAGTTCACTATTAGGTGCTGAAGCAATCTTACAAACACAAGTAAGTAAGAAAGGTCAAGATATGAAAGGTAAGTTTGGTCGTGTTCTTGGAAACTTTTTAACTCTTGGTGGCGAAAGATGTGCTACTATTTTAGT